GGTGATGCTGTCGCCACCGGTGTGCTGCACCTGCTCAATCAGGTACTCGTGGCCCTTCTGGGCGAAGCGGCGACGCTCCTCCGTGTCCAGGTAGACGTAGTTGGCCCACACCTCGAACACCGGGCTGGAGGCACCGAAGTAGCTGGTGAAGTAGTTGGTCAGGTCAAAGTCCAGGCGGACCTCGTGGTACTGCAGGGCAATCAGAGGCAGATACAGGCCGGGGTTGCGGTTGAAGAAGAACAGCAGGGGCAGGTAGACGCTGCTCGGGTTGGTGGTGTCGATCGTTGGCTGGGGCGCCGAGGTCAGCTTGCCGTAGTTGATCTTCTCCGACTCGGACAGGAACAGCTCGGCATACAGACGCCACCAGGTCTGGTAGTGCTTGTCAATGCGCTGGCCACCGATGGTCAGCTCAATGTCAGCAATCGCACGCTCCGCCAGCCAGCAAGTGTCCGGGGCACCGGTGTTGGTGGAGGTGGGCACCAGGGCCTGGCCAGTCGGCGCCTGCAGGCGGATGTACATGTCGCCGACCAGGTCGCCGTTGCGGGCAATGGTCACGGACACGCGGCCGCCGTTGGAGGGGGTGCCGTTCACCGTCTGCTGGATGTTCTCCATCGCAAAGTTGGTGTGGCGCTTGTACACCGCCTGGAAGAAGGTAACCTTGGGCTGCCCAGTCAGGTACACATCCTGAGCGCCATAAGCAACGAGCTGCATAAGTCCACCGGCCATTTTGTACTATACCCCAAGAAAAAAATTTTGGAAACTCGCGCCCAGGCGACGCGGCGATTTTCTGGTACCCTATTAAATGTCTCGTGTACCACGCCCCCCACCACCAAGCCCACCTGAGGACCTCGAGGAGGAGGACGACGTCGTCGAGGACCTGGACGAGACTGAGGAGATGGACGAGATGGACATGATTGACCCCATGGAGGCTCTGGGCTCCTTCCTGGCGACCGAGGATGGCGAGACGGTCGCCACCGCCCTGGTGGGCCTGAAGGACGCGACCGAGAAGATCTCCATGAACCTGGAGCTTCAGAACAAAATTCTGGTCAAGATTCTGAGCGCCCTGGGTAAAACTGGTTGCCGGTCGTGCGAGTGCGCACAGGCCCCAGCCACCGCTTAAAAAAGTCTGGCCCATTCTTAGTAATGCCAAGCTCCAAGAAAGTCCACACAATCGAGAAGGATGTGACTCCTGAACACACCGAAGAGATCCGGTTGGCACACCAGAGCTCTCAAATCAATTCGTGGACGATCGAGGAGCTTGAGTCAAATATAACTCAAGCAGAGACCGAAGCTGGTTTTCACATTCGAGCTAATACGCTAGCGGCTGATAAGTCGTGGGCGTACGTCTTGTTTCTGAATGACCAGGAGCGCGATGGGGACGGGTACCCTCGTAATTATACAGTAGAACACGTGAAACTGCGCAAGGACCGTTTCATCAACAGCTGTCGGACCCTCCTAACGCGGGTGGATAGTCTTGATGCTAATAAGCGCCCAAGCAAGGACATTAATGGTGACGAATTTACACTTGAATTTCGGATCCGCCGCCTGATTGTCGACCGTCAGGAGCAGTACGAGCAGTTCCGCATCTGGGACCGCCGTTTCAACCGCATCAACAACCCTACTCTGGCGATTGACAACAACGACTCGTCCCTGAAAGATGACGAGACCAACACGCCTTACCAGAAGCTCCTTCTATTTCTGCTTCATGAGGCGTACAACGAAGGCTACCGCCGGTACAGGGATCAGTGCTGTGTAGAGATTCGTAACACCCGTGCCTGGAAGCCCGTCAAGGAGATCAAGGACTTTGTCTACGACGCTACCCAAAAGGAGGACAACCCTGAGATGTGGAAAAACCTAACGAGCCGCGGCGGACTGGTAAGTGACGTCGTGCGTCACCTTTCAAACTGTAAGGATTTCCAGTTTCCAGAAATCAAAAAGGACAGGCACACGTGGTCTTTCCAGAACGGCCTGCTCGTCGGCAAGGACTGGAACGCAGAGGAGCAAAAGTATCGCATCAAGTTTTACCCTTATGATTCCCGAGACTTCCGGGAGCTCGACCCGACCCTCGTGAGCTGTAAGTACTTTGACTTGGCGTTCGATCCGTACGAGGAGGTTGAGGATTGGTATGAAATTCCCACGCCCCATATGCAGCGCGTTCTGGACTATCAGCGGTTCGAAACTGAGGTCTGTAAGTGGATGTACGTCTTCTGCGGCCGTCTGTGCTTCGAGGTGAACGAGTTAGACGGTTGGCAAGTGATCCCCTTCCTGAAGGGTATCGCACGTTCGGGCAAATCGACGCTCATCACCAAGGTCTGTAAGCTGTTCTACGAGTGCGAGGACGTGGCGACGCTTTCGAACAATATCGAGAAGAAGTTTGGCCTCCAGAGCATCTACCGTGGGTTCATGTTCATCAGCCCCGAGATCAAGGGCGATCTCCAGCTCGAACAGGCTGAATTCCAGTCGCTGGTGTCAGGTGAGGACGTGTCAGTGGCTCGTAAGAATGAGACGGCCCTGAGTATGCAGTGGAAGACGCCTGGAATTTTGGGAGGAAATGAGGTGCCCAACTGGAAGGACAACTCGGGGTCTATCTTGCGCCGCTTGGCCACGTGGAACTTTGGCCGCCAGGTTTCAGAGGCGGACCCACACCTGGACCAGAAACTCGAGCAGGAGATTCCCGCCATCCTGTGCAAGTGCCTCCGGGCCTACCTGGACTACGCGCACAAGTACGCCGACAAGGACATCTGGAACGTGCTGCCCAAGTACTTCAAGACGGTCCAGAGCCAGATTGCGACTGTCACAAACGCGCTCCAGCACTTCCTGTGCTCGGAAAAGTTCAAGTTTGGTCCGGACCTGTTCATGCCCCAGTCGCTTTTCATCGCTCGGTTCAACGAGCACTGCAAACAGAACAACCTGGGGACGCACCGATTCAACCAGGACTTTTACGCAGGTCCCTTCAGCGCGAAAGAGCTCGAGGTCCGTATAGACTCGAAGATTTACAACGGAAGTGCGTATTCTACACAGCCTTTCATCTTCGGTCTCGACTTTTTGGCTCAGGATTAAAATATAAGAAATAGTAATGGATCCTCTCGGGGAGCAGGCTCGGCAAGAGCAGGCTCGGATCGTCAAGTTTCAGAGACTATGGCGATCCAAGCGTGTTTTCACTAATACCCAAGGGCCCTTGAAGTTTTCAGCCTCAGCCCTCACGGCCAAGATTGTGACATTCAAATTGCCTACTAATTTTAAAAGTGTATTAGAATCCTCTCCCAAGGGGTTCTCTGAGATTATGGGCTACAAGGACAACTTTAAAAAGCCCGTGGCGCGTTGGGTGCCTGGTCAGGGCTGGATAGGCGACACGGACGATGTCAAGAAGATGGTGGCCAAGCGCGGTCAGCAGACGATCGTCTTTACCGATAAATATTTTGACGTCATGGGTCTGGGCAACTACGAGGAGGCTCTCTTGGCCATCGTCAAGAATGGCTGGGCGCCAAAGTTCCTCCTCGAGGCCCCTCCCACCTACAAAAAGATTGACGGAATTTTCTACATAAATAGACCAATCAGACTTGAGGAGCTCCGTGACGTGCTCCGTGAGATCCCAAACGCCGAGGCCACCTATCAAGGTGACGTGGCACTGCCTGTAACGGTCCTGAAGCTCAGAGAACCGAAATGGACCTACCAGTTTTTCAAGAACGGGACCGTGCTCTTCACAGGCATCAAGGACCCCGCCGAGCGTGAAGCTCCCAAGCAACTTTTCAAGCAGATTTTGGCTGAAAATGAGGTGCCTCCGTTTGTTCTGTTCAACGTCACCAAGTCTCCTTCGATAAAGAGACCGGTAAAGGGTGGCAACACAAACAAAAAGGCCAAGTTGGCGAACCGCAACCCCCTGGCCAAGTCGTGGAATATGAAGCCTCCGGAGGGTTACTACGTGCGGCCAGGCACGAATGGTAAGCCCCGACTTTATCCATGGGTAGTGTTTGAGACCCGTGGAGGCGCGGCATACGGTGGGTATGGGGAAGGGGGTAATGTGGTTAGAACAAAGGTGCCCATACGCGCCTTAAACCTCAAGGCGGTTGCTCCCAAGGTTCTACAGGCGTTCAAAAACGCAGGGCACCCTATTCCTGCGGCGACCGCCAAGGTGTTTGCGAACGCCGGTCACCCTCTCGTTGAGGCCGCGGAAAAGCCCAAGGAGACGGCACTGAAGAACCGTCGGGCGCCGAGCTGGAACGCAACAAAGCCGGGCTTTTACGTGCGCCCTGGACCTGGTAAGCAGCCTTACTGGTTCAAGATACCAGAGGGCCTTGCGGCCGGCCGCAAGACTGTGATAAAGACGTATACAGAGGCTGGACGCAACATCCCTGCTGCGGTCCGTGAGATTTTCAAGATTGGTGCCAACGTCAAGACTGGTAATGCGGGTGGTGCGCAACACGTCATCACCATGGGTCTGAACAAGATCCTGCGCATCAACAACCGCCAGGCTACCCGTCTGACTAAGGCGGAGCTTCTGGCTGTCGCCCGGAACCTAGGAATTCCAGAGGCGAATTCAAAAATGGCACCAGCCACCCTCATAGGCCTCATCCAGAACAAGGCTGGGGTCCACAAACCCGTACGAAATGCGAATG